AGTTCGTCTGAGATCGTTATAAATAACCAATAAAGCTTATATTATTGCAATGGCATTAGTTACAGACAATTTTAGAATATACGCTGCAGAGAGCTTTAGGAATACCTTAACTGCGACCAATAAGGTCTATATGTTTGTAGGTAGAGCAAAGACTTGGGGTAGTTCAGATGTACCACCCACAGGGGAACCTATTGATAGCTTCGAGTATGCGAGAACTTCTTATGGTGATTCTGTTGCATTTAAGCGTGTTGACGTATCCGATACTGCCTTGGTAATTCCAAGAGTTGATTGGATAGATCCTACAAAAACAACTGGTGGAGTAGGACGTACATATTCAATGTATAAACCAGATTATGCACCAACAAAAACAACTGCGAATGGTGCATCTAGATTATATGATAGTAATTTCTATGTAATGAACTCAGACTTCAACGTCTATAAGTGTCTTTATAATGGTCAAAGTCCTGAGTTTCCAAGAGGACGTCCCTCTTTAGTAGAACCAACAGGAACATCAACAACTATCATTGAGACATCAGATAGTCCTGGCGTATATTCATACAGATGGAAATATCTTTATACTATTGATGCAGATAATATTCTAAAGTTTGTTACTACTGAGTTTATTCCAGTGCTGACTAATTCATTAGTACAATCTGCTGCAAACTCAGGATCTGTTGATACTGTTGTTATTGAAAATGCAGGATCTGGATATAATAATGGAACATTTACAAACGTTCCTATCCGTGGTGATTATACTGTTAATGGTGGAACTCAAGCATCATGTACAGTTACTGTGGTTTCTGGTTCAATATCAGCGGTGACAATTACAACAGCGGGTTCTGGATATAGTTTTGCTTCTATTGATACTAGTCTTATTGCCAATATTGGTAATGGAACCAATGCCGATCTTGATGTTGTTCTACCTCCTAATGGTGGGCATGGTAAAGATTCTGTAAGAGAGTTAGGTGCATATCGTCTTATGTTTGCTAGTAAGTTAGAAACTACTAGTGCATTTGTTGATTTTCCTAATGACTTAACTTATAGAAGAGTTGGTCTTGTTTTAAATCCTACTGATTATAATACTACAACTGTTTGTAGTCAGAATACTAGATCTGCTGTGAAAGCATTGATATTCCCACAGTCAGGTGCAGGAACACCTAGTGGTAATTTTGTGGCTGGTGAAACCATCACTCAAACATCCACAAATGCAAAAGGATTAGTTGTTTCTTATGATTCAACAACAAAAGTATTAAAGTATTATCAGGATGTTACTGATGGTACTGTGAATGGTAATGTAATTGCGTTTTCTGGTGCTAATCAGATTACTGGATCTGCAAGTTCTTATAATGCAACTCCAGATGCAACATTTGGAACATCATCCGTTCCACTAACACAGATAACTATTGGTGTTTCTGTTTATGAGTTAGGTTTATCATTCGTCACTGGTTATGCCAATGAAGAGATTGAGTTAAACTCAGGTGAAATATTGTACCTAGATAATAGGATCCCGATCACTCGTTCGGCAGACCAAAACGAAGAGCTCAAAGTAGTAATTGAATTCTAAATGGCACAGAATACGAATCTAAACATAGCTCCTTACTTCGATGACTTCGACAAAAGTAAAGGGTTTCTGAAGGTATTATTTAAACCTGGCTTCCCAGTGCAAGCTAGGGAACTTACTACGCTGCAAACTTTATTGCAAGATCAGATAGACACATTTGGTCAAGGTGTTTATAAAGAAGGTTCTATGGTGGTGCCAGGTGGTATTACTTTGAACAAAGATGTGCCATGTATTATAATTCAAAATAATTACCTTAATTTAGACGTAGAAAATTATAGAACTGCATTAGATGGACAAATAATAAAAGGATCTACCTCTGGTGTACGTGCTCGTGTACTATTTTCAATAAGTGCTACTACATCAACAAAAAGCAATATAACATTTTATCTTAACTACTTGCAGAAAGCAGAAGATAATACAACTAGCACATTTACAGCTGGAGAAACATTTGTTTGTGAAAGCGATATTACATATGCATCAACAACGATTGCATCTGGTACACCATTAGCACAGTTACTGAACTCATCTGCTACATCTAGAGGATCAACTGCTAGTGTAGGAACAGGAGTCTTCTTTACAAGAGGATATTTTGTTAATGTTGCAGAACAAACCATTATCTTAGATCAGTATGCCACTAACCCATCATACAAAGTAGGTTTAAAGGTAGAAGAGAGAATCGTAACTGCTGATGAAGACGCAACTTTATATGATAATGCTATAGGAAGCACAAACTTCTCAGCACCTGGTGCAGATAGGTTTAAGATTACACTAACGTTAGTTAAAAAGTTACTTACAGCACCTAACTCTGCTGACTTTATTGAGTTAATTAGAACCAATACTGGTAAGATTGAGAAGAAAGTAGAACGTAGTGATTTAGGTTTTATCAACGATATCCTTGCAACTAGAACTAAAGAAGAGTCTGGTAATTACTATGTCAAGAAATTTAAGGTAGATGCTAGAGAAAATTTAGATGATGGTTTTAATAATGGTGTATATGATGCTTTAGATACAACATCTGGTGGTGTATCTCCTACAGAAGCAAATGTTTCAATACAATTATCTTCAGGATGTGCGTACGTTCAGGGTTACAGAACTGAAAGATTATCTACAACATATAAAGATGTAGATAAACCAAGAACATTTGATACTGAAATGAACAAAACAGTTACCTCTGACTTTGGTAACTATGTTTTGATGACAAATTTATATGAAGCACCTAGATTATATGAAACTATTGATTTACAAGATCAATTAACAGCTTCTGGTGGATCTGCTGCAGGAACAACCATAGGTAAATCAAGAGTTACTAACTTTGCATTTGAATCTGGTGCAGTTGCAGGAACATCAACCACTGTATATCGTGCAAACCTTATTGATACTCAGTTCTATACTATCATTACTACATCAGGATCCGCTACAGGTAGTGCAGGAGATTATGTTGTAGGTACTACTAGTGGTGCTACAGGATATCTTGTAGGCAATGTGTCAGGCACTTCAACTACATTGTATGGAACCAATGGTACATTTGTATCAGGTGAGGCATTAACAAAAGCTGGTTCAGCATACGGAACAATTAGTGCAATTAAAACATATGGATTTGGTGATGTAAAACAGTACAAATTTACTACTGGTGGTGGAACTGCTGATGCAGTATTAGATGTCAAGGTAGCATTACCTGGCTCAGGTCCTATCATGAGTTCTGTTTCTGGAACTGGTACAAGTGCTACAGGTACTATAACTGCTACATTATCTAACTTTGCTACCCAATTAAAAGTTGGAGAAGTTATAGAATTTTCAAACAATAATTTAATACACAAAGCAAGAGTTACTGCTGTAACTGATAACTTTAACTTTAACATTGCATCTCTAACGTCAAATAACATTAATAACGGTGCATTAACTAGTCAGGTCATTAGAACTCGTCCAGAACTAAAAGAAGGTAGTAAGAAGAAGTTACTTACACCCCTAGGTTATTCCGCTGTTAAGAATACAAATAATAACAATACTATTAACCCATCAGGACGTTTTAGAACAACTGTATCTGGTATTAGTGTAAGTAGTGGTAATGCTACTGCTACTGCAGGATCAGGTCTTAAGTGGGTAAATGGTGCAAATAATGACGACTTCATGGTTGTAATCACTGGAGGATCAGGTGCGGGTGACATAATGACATCTGGCAATGGATTTACTATTAATGGTGACACAGCTAATACAGAAGACTTATCATTACAAGGTTTATCGGGTGTAAGTAGTATTGATGTAATTGGAACTGTAACAAGTGCAGATAGATCTGGTAAGGCAAAAAGTACACAAAAAATGCAAGTTCTTAAACTTGATGATTCTCTAGGATCAAATAATGGTTTAAATCAAGTAACTGCAGGATTTGGTACTAGAGTAGAAGATAGTGTCATATCTCTTGGTTGTGCAGATGTATTCAAGATTAAAGCAATATTTGAATCAACAAACTCTCTTGACCCAATAATTCCAAATTTACAATATACTAACTTACTAGGAACACTTGCAATAGATGATGTTATTACAGGTGACACTTCTGGTTCTAGGGCAAGAATTGTATCTACTACAGGTAACGTAATTTACTATATTCCAGTAGAGGATGATGTATTTACTGACGGTGAAACAATGTCTTCACCTACTGCCACATTTAAAATTACATCAGGTGGTATAACAAGAGGTTCTACAAATATTACTGATCTATATGATCTTGACGATGGACAAAGAGATCAGTTCTATGACTATTCTAGAATTGTAAGAAAGGCAGGATTTGCAAATCCTACTCATAAGATGATTGTCATCTTTGACAGATTCTTTACATCTAACGGTGTTAATCCATATACTGTTGATTCTTATTCAGAAGCAGATTATAAAATTATTCCAAACTATGATGGAGTAGAACTTAGAGATCATATTGATTTTCGTCCTATCGTTCCACAAGCAATGGCAGGAAGTGGTACTCAGTCATCTCCATTTACATTAAATGCTACAAAATACTTTGACTTCAACAACAGAGCATTTACAAACAACGAAGTAGGATTACCTGGTATAAGCGATACTACTACTTTAAGTCTCCAATACTACTTACCTCGTGTTGATAAATTATTCCTCAGTAGAGATAGTGTATTCCAAATTGTAAAAGGTGCACCTAATGTTAGACCTCAAGCTCCTGATGATATAGAAGATGCAATGCTTCTTGCAACTGTAGCATACAGTCCTTATGTGTTTGATGTTGATAATGATATTGTCATAACAGAAACAAATTATAAGAGATACACTTTCCGTGATATTCAATATCTAGAAGATAGAATCAAGACACTTGAATACTATACACAGTTATCATTACTTGAGAGTGATACTGCAAATATGGAGATCAGAGATACAAGTGGTCTTAGCAGATTTAAGAATGGTTTTATTGTAGATAACTTTGCAAGTCTTTCTACTGCTGATACATTACATCCTGATTATAGAGTATCTACTGACTTTGAAAGAGGTCAGCTCAGACCAGCTCACTATACAACACAGGTTCCTTTACAATACAGTACATCATCACAAAATGTACAACAAACAGATGATATAATAACATTACCATACTCATCTACTGTTTTAATTGACCAACCATATGCGTCAGCTGTGGAAAACGTCAACCCATTTAACGTTTTCACATACACTGGTGACATTGAATTATATCCAGAGTCAGATAACTGGGTAGATACCACATCACTTAATCCTATCCAAGGACCTACAGTAGAAGGTAACTTCTTAACTACAGTTAGAGAGTACAATGCAGACCAAAATGGTTTCTCTCCTATTCATTGGAACTCATGGAAAACTACATGGACTGGAACTAATACAGAAAGAACTAATGGTGCATGGAGAGGACATGGTAGAAGTAAGCATAGACATGGTGAAAGACAGACAAGAACAGTTAATACCAAAGTAACTACAACAACAAAACAATCAAGAACTGGTGTAAGATACAGAGTAACTCCTGTTATTGAACAACAGTCACTTGGAAGTAAGGTTGTATCAGTAGAGCATATTCAATTCATGCGTTCTAGAAACATTGAGTTTGTATGTCAGAAACTAAAACCAAGAACTAAGTTCTTTGCATTCTTTGATGGTATCAATGTACCTACTAAATTAATTACACCAAAAGTTATTGGTGTTACTAAGGATCCATCAACCGATGCACAGACAAATAACATTCCATTCCAAATAGGAGAAACAGTTTATGTTAAGAAAGGGAATGGTAAGTTTAGATTTAAGGCAAGAGTAGCAGCTCCTAATGAGAACTATGCAATCAATCCTCTTGATGGTACAGATATTAGCACAACCAGTGACTATACATCTAACTTGACCTTTATTAATATTGATACCAAATCACTTGCAGATCAAGTCAAAGGTAATTACTATGGATCACCAAAACTAAATGATTACTTAGTTGGTGAAACTAGTGGTGCTGTTGCAAAAGTATCCAGTAAAGATCTAGTCACAGACAAGAAAGGTAATGTTAGAGGTTCATTCTTTATAGATGCACCAAACGTTGCGGGTAATCTTAAGTTCAAGACTGGAACAAAACTATTCAGACTTAGTGATGATTCCTCTAATAGCAAGGTAGTTGGAGTGTCAGACTCTAGTGGTGAAGCAGAATTTACAGCGTCTGGTATATTACAGACCACACAAGAGACAATTATCTCTGTGAGAAATGCTAGGGTTACATCTGAGGATCAATTTGACTCAAGAACTTTAGTCAGTGTTACTGAGACAGAAACAGAAGAAGAAAGATATGTTGATCCACTTGCACAAACATTCTTAATAGAAGACTCATCTCTAGAAGGTGGTGTATTCTTAACTAAGATTGACTTATACTTCTTTACTAAAGATGAAGAGATTCCTGTTGCCTTGGATATTAGAACTGTAGAAAACGGTACTCCAACACAAACAGTATTACCATTCTCTAAGGTAGTTAAGCAGTCAGAAGACGTATTTACATCTGCTGATGCATCTAAACCTACTACATTTACATTCAAAGCACCTGTATTCATACAGTATAGAAAAGAACATGCAATGGTATTGACATCTGACTCTAATCAATACAAAGTCTATATTTCACTTCTTGGTAATGATGCTATTGATGCTGCACATGTTGGAGAGAAAATCTCTGAACAACCATATATCGGTGTTCTATTCAAGTCACAGAACGCATCAACATGGACACCTTCACAGTATGAAGACTTGATGTTCAAGATTTACAGAGCAGAATTTACATTACCAACAGTAGCAGCACCTTCCAGACTCTTATTAGAAAATGGAGAACTTGGTGAGACTAATGGTGGATCATTAAATTTAGGAACTAATGCTCTTCTAACAACAGCGGGTAGTGATCTAATCAGATTCTTCCATGGTAATCATGGTATGCAATCAACACTTAACTATCTTACAATTAGCGGTGTCATATCAGAAATAGCAGATACTCAAATTTCTTCAGCTAACTTAGCTGCTGATGGTTCATCTGTTGTATGTACAGATCCAGATTTATTCCACACAACTATTGGTGGTAGTGCTATAAGCAACACTAATCCTGGTTTTATCAAAATACTTGGAACTGAAGAAGATGGTAGTGGAGATGAAATTATTGCGTACAGTGCAATCAACACAGGTACAAATACAATTACCTTTGCTACAAATGGTAGAAACCATACTGGAGTTTCGGGAGCATCAACTGGTAAGGCACATGCAGTTGGTGCAGTCGTACAATGTTATAACTTTGATGGCATACCTTTAACTAAGATAAACAAGACACACAGTAGTGGTATCTCATCAATTAACAGTCCTCATAGCTATAACTTACAAATTAGTGGAGTTAATGCAGGAACTGGTATATCTGGTGGTGGTAGAAATATAGTTGCCTCTCAAAATATTCCATGGGATGTTCTTACACCACAGGTACAAGCACAGGTAGAACCTAAGACTAGCATGGTTGCTAGAGTACAAGGAACAAGTGGTACATCATCAGGTCCTTTCCCATCTGGATTTAATGCAGAAACATCATTTGTCAAAGACGTTGGATATACAGACGTTACTATTGGGGAAGAAAACTACTTTACTGCTACAAAGATAGTTGCCAACCAAACTAATGAAATTAATAGAATGAATAGTGTTAAGTCACTTACTCTTGAATTAAATCTTAGTTCTGAGGTTACACACCTATCTCCTGTTGTTGATTTGACTAGATGTGATATGATCACAACCTCAAATATAATCAACAATATTGAACCCACAGCTGGTGTTGGTGGAGAGTGTGCGGGTAACTATATCACTAAGGTTGCTAGACTAGAGAAGAGTGCTACAGGACTTAAGGTAATGCTTGCAGCAAATACATGGACAGAATCTAAGATTGTTGTCATGTATAAGTTAATCCCAGTTGGTTATGTGGATAACTTAGATGAATTACCATTCCAGTTCTTTAATACTACAGGAAGACCAGATAGCGGTGAGTTAATTCCACAGAATGACTTAACTACATTTACAGACTATGAGTACACAATAGAAGATGTAGATGAGTTTGATGGATTCCAAATTAAGATAAGTTTATTGAGTCACGCACAACCATATATACCAAGAGTCAAAGATTTTAGAGGAATCGCTCTAGCATAATGGAAGAGATTGAACTAATTCCTGTTGAGGGTCATACTGCCCTTGGCAGGGATCCTGCGTCTAACGCAATACTTAACACAGACACCTCACAGTATGATGCTTATATAAAAGCAAGAAAGAAAGCAAAAGAGAAGGATCGTTCTTTACAGGACTTGAAAGACGAAGTTGCTGAATTAAAGGCACTTGTGAAAGACTTAGTTCGGAAAGAGGATAAATAAAGTTAAGCTAAATATTATATGGAATTCTTAGAGAATGGCAAGTGCTGTATCCAATCTACTAATATATCAAGGTTCTGACTTTATCATCGACTTTACAGTTGAAAACGATAATGGTACAGAGTTTAACCTGACTGGATATACAGTGGCATGTTTGATAAAGAAACACTACACAAGTAGTACTTCTCAAACTGTAACTGCAGCAGTTTTAACTCCCGCTACAAGTGGAAGAATACAACTGTCTCTAACAAATTCGCAAACTGCTGCTATGAAGAGTGGAAGGTTTGTGTATGACGTCGTAATAACTTCTAGTTCTGGTATCAAGTCCAGAGTCTTAGAGGGTTCAGTAAGCGTACTTGAGGGAGTAACACTTTAAATGGCAAGACTAAGATTTGGAGACCAATCAGTTCCAAGAGTCACACGTGTCGCTACAGGTGGTGGCGGTGGCACGATTGGAGCTATGTCAGACGTAGATTTGACAGACACATCACAAGGTGGATTAGCAAATGGTTCAGTGCTTGTATATGACTCAGCACAAACAAGATTTGTTGCCACAAACGTATTAAACGACATAACAATTAATGGGGGTAGCTTCTAATGGCATCCAATATTCTAATTAAAAGGAGTACTGGAACAACCGCACCTGGTACTATTACATTCGGTGAATTAGCCGTTACTACAGGAGCGAACGGTACACAAGCAAATGCAGGAGATCGTATATTTGTCGGAGACAATAACGGTGCTGCTCAGATTGTAGGTGGTAGATACTTTATGGACATGTTAGATCATGTTCATGGAACACTTACAGCAAGTTCATCTGTCATCGTAGATAGCAACTCAAAGATTGACGTATGGAACGTTGATGACATTACCCTCAATGCAAACGTCATTACAACTTCCACAACTGATGCTGACCTTATCTTCCGTGCAAATGGCACAGGTAAGTTAGTAATCGAAGATGGTCAGGAACTAGAGTTTGGAACTACAGGAGATGTAGAACTCTCATACAATGACTCAGATGCAGTTTTAGATGTCAAGCGAGTAGCAGGAACCCCCGACTTGCGTATCGCTGACGATATGAAACTAATCTTTGGTAATAACAAAGATTTCTCTATAGTCTATGATGAGACGACAAGTGATAAACTAAAGATTGATGGTGCAGACATTGAAGTTGGAACCACATCAACCAGTAAAGTAAATTTTGCAAATACCACAGATGCTTCTAACGTTGCTACTGCGGGTGTTACTTTTGCGGGTGGTATTGGTGTTGCAGCAACAGCACACATCAAAGATCTTAATGTAGATGACAACACAACTATTGGTACAGCATCTGGAGACTCCCTTACAGTTAATTCAACAACTGTTTTCCAGAATCAAGTTACTTTCAATGGAACTACAAACATCTCTGGTAACACAGCTCAGACTGGTAAGATTGAGATTGATAACCTTAAGTTAGATGGTAATACACTATCTACTATCAACTCTGTTCAAGAATTGATAATTGACCCTGATCCTGCAACTGATGCGGGTGGTCTTGTTGTCATCAAAGGTGACTTACAGATTGATGGAACTACAACTACAGTGAACTCTGCTTCAATGTCAGTTAATGATCCTACAATTGAATTAGGAGATCCAACAACTCCTGTTACACTGACTGCAGAAGCAGCTGGTGGTCAGGCAGTGGTAGTTGTAGATGCT